CTAGTCCATACTTCTTTTCTTCTAAATCTCTGGTACGACTTTCTGGTGTATCAATACCATACAATCTAATTCGTTGTTTCTTCATCCATACACCGAAACCTAAGTCGATATCTACATCAACTGTATCGCCGTCTATTATTTTAACTACTGTGCATCTATATTCATACATGGTATTCTCCTATACTGCACTTGTATAAAATACAAATGCTCCAAGTAAATTTATCATAATAAAAACAAATGCAAATAGCATTTCCATCATTTCTTCTTTAAATTTTTCTCGTTGTTTATTCCTATACTGCAAAACTTTCTCCACAACCACATGATGCAACTGCATTAGGATTTATTACTTTTAAATATGACCCACCTAACTCTTTTACATAATCTACTGTACAACCTAACACAAACATTTCAGCTACTGGATCAAGAACCAAAACATCATCTATAGGTTTACCCCATTTAACGTCAGGCCAGTTCTTCTTGTAATCCCAAACGTATGTAAATCCAGAACAACCACCACCTTTGACTCCAAGAGTAACGTAGTCACCATTTGCAATACTATTTAGATAATCTTTTGCATTGTCTGTAAGTTTAATCATAACCACCCCATCGCTAGTTTAGTATCATAAGGCACCATCTCCATATTAAATGGTGGGTCAAAGGTACAGTTTACTATACAATCTTTTGCACCAGTTTCGTTTAGACCAGCCTGTTTTATGTTTTCACTTATCTCATCTGCCATAGGACAAAACACACTCGTAAGTGTGTGTGTTATAGTAACAACCTTTTCTACTATTTGTATGTCATATATCAATCCTAGATGTATAACAGAAATAGTTGGCATCTCTGGGTCATAAACTTGCTCTAGGTTTTTTACAACCTTTTCTGCAATATTGTTGTGTTCTTCTGGTGTCATAAGACTATTTATCAATCCATTTTACCCTCTGGTGGATAAAGAAACCAGCCTGTAGATATATATTTTGCATGAGTATAAATTGGATTACCTCTATGTTGGTATATCCATGATGCTGGGAAAATACAACCCATACCTTTTTTTGGTTGAACTTTTATATTCTCAAGTAGAAATTGTGTTTCGCCTTCTCCATCTGGAATATCATTTAGATAGATAGTCCAAACCAATACTCGTCTTGCATTTTTGTAATGAGATTGCTCTGCATGGAAGTTATGAAACCCACCACCATGTATATCAGTTCGTTGTATCTTTGTTTCTTCTGATTCTAATTTTAGATTACCTCTATATGCATAGGGAAATTCTTCTAGATATTTATCTAACATATTGAATTTTACTTGTTGAATTTTATTATAGAGAGGGGTGCCAACAGGCACCCATTTTTGTAAATCTTTTCGTGTAACACGATTTGGATTTTCTGTTTTTGTAGACTTACCATTGTAAAACCAATCATACATTTCTTCGATTAGTTCATCAGTAGCTACATTTGCATAACCTCTTACGAAATCTGATATATTCATTGATTGACTAAACTATTCAATCTTCTAGTTAATGCAGCTAGTACATTATTCCAATAGTTAAAACCCCAAGTATTTTCTTCACACATCTCTCTAGCTTGAAATGCATTTTCAATACGTTGTTCTTCTGTTTTATAATCAATTGTTGTTTCTTTTGCTAACATTACATTTTCTCCCAACCAACTCTAACACACTTATACTTAGTGTTTCCAATCAACACCATATCACCACTTGAAGTAGACCTACAAGTTGGCTCCTCACCGACATACTCTACACCATCATTTACCCACCATGCAGAATCAATAGTATTTGTTTTCATAAATGCTTCTTCACACTTTTCTTCATCAGACAATGTTTTATCTACTGAAACAAATGCAACTGTGTTTGGTGTTTCATCATCTCCAGCGTGGATAACTGCAACCTTTTCCATAAAGGTTGCTTCATAATTTTTCATCAATGCATCATTCATCATACTACCTCACTTATTGGTTCTTTCATTATCATCACTTCTGCAACAGCAGACTCTTTGGTCATATAGTCTGTGTACCTATCGTAAGGTTGTATAAAACCCTCTGAATTGTCGATAGAACCGACATACCAACCAGCAGCAGAGGCCATTGCAATGGGTTCTGACACACCATCATTGTTAAACTTGATTTCTTCGATTTTCTTTGCAAATTCCATAATTATTTCTTTCTCTTTAGTTTACTATTAATACTACCACATGATTCACACAATGTCAAGGACATTATGCAACTTCTTTAAAAAATGTTTCACCATATGTTTCGTACACTTTTGTCGTGTCAGCAGTTTGAACATAAGGTTTATTCCATTGACCAATATTGATATCTGTGTAATGTGACCTATCAAAATAGTCAACCATTGCATTATCATTATTGTAGTACTTCGTACCTTTCATTTCAACAAGCAATTCAGTCAAAAACTGTTTTGCAACACCCTCATAATGTTCGTGTATCCAATACACATTAACTTGAGTATAATCATCACCATGAGTATGATTAAACTCAATAGGGCCAGACTGAATATTGACAACCAAAGTTGAGTGGTGTCTAACTGCAATAGTACCTTTCATGTTATACTTTTTAAGAACCTTTTTTATACCGATTGAAAGTTCTTTTTTATCGGTCTGTGAAACATAAGCCATATTTTTTCTCTTTCTCTTTATTGTTTATACTAGTATTATAACAAGAAAAAGGGGCATTGTCAATACCCCCTCTGTAACCCTTGCTCAGTAACGATTGTAGAGGAGGGTCTTTTTTTGTGATTTTGGAATTATTGCAAAACAGCCGAATCACCTATGCAAGTTCATTTGCAGTATAGTGACGAGGTAATACTTCAGTTTCTATAAAGATTATATCCTCTACTTTAACTGCAAAGCTGGAATCTGTTTCTGGTATCTTCATTTCTTTTTCAAACTCAATCATGGCATTATCCAAAGATTCTTTTTCAGTTATACCTTTTCCAGAAGCAACCATTATTTCTCCACTCTCTTGATAACCTTGCCAGTCATCTGAAGTGCAATTAGCATAAACACAAGTTATAAATTGTTTTTCCATTAGGCAGCCTCCAACATTGCAAGTGGTACATTATAAAGACCTAGTGATTTATTAGAAAGCTTCATCTCAACAAGAGCTTTCTTGATGTTGACTTTCTTGACAACACCAGGCGTTTTCTTAGTCTTTTGAACAACCCATACTTTAGAACCTACCTTGATAGATTGTTTTGCATTGTGAACCTTAACTTCATTAACCATATCTTTAACTTGATTAAGTTCTTCAATTGACATTGTTTTTAGTTGGGGTAAAACACCCATTACTTTTTGCGAATAGTACATTATATAACTCCCTTTAATTTTAATGTTGCTTCTATTTCTTTTACCATAACATATCTTTTGATAAGATTGTTTTTGATAGTTTCATTGACATTTATTGCATCTGCCATTTTTATCTTGTGAGGTAATGTTCTAAGAAGTATTCTTACCATTTCTTTTGTATCACCTTTTAATATGTGATCCTTTAATCTAGCGACTGAAATCATTTTACTCATTTTTTCTCTCTTTCTTTATCTTACTCTTAGATAATACAACAAAAAGGGGGGTTTGTCAACCCCCCTTCTGTAATCCTTGCTGACCCTATATTACAGAGGATCAGTATTTTTGTAAAATTTAAGACTTAGCCGACTTAGCCGAATCACCTTTTTCTTTTGTCTAATTCACCTTGTATCCAATTCAGTCCAGTTTTGTTTTGGACTTTCTTCTTTGCAAGACTCATTACTTGTTTGAATACTGGGCCCATAACATCTTCTTCTGAATCGTTATTATCTACAACAAGAAAGTTTTGTCTAAAGTATTGACTAAACTTACCCATATTAGATTGTACAGTCTTCCAAGACTTAGTTGCAATAGAGCGTGGTACAGTTCTATCTCTTTTTGCATTTCTTTGAAGTGCAGTTTCAAGAGAAGTGTTTACAAATATCATATGCACATCATAACCAAGTATCTTTAACTTTGTTGCTTGGTCAGTAATCTTAGAATAGTCTTTTCCAGTACCATCAATGATAAGTCCAAGTCTACCCTCAACATAATTAGCTTGTCTTGCATCTGTTACAGCTTTTGCTTTAGCTCGTAATTTATCTCTAGGTTCTTCTTCACTCTTAGGCATCTTCAATGATAATCCAGCATCTTTGATATACTTTTCAAGGACATCATCTGAATTAACAATCTTTAGACCAAGACCACCTGTGCCTCGTTTTACAACATAAGACTTACCACTACCTGGCCCCCCAGCTAGAAAAAATGCTTTAAGTATATTGGGGTCGTAGACTCCCTCTTGTAAATCTTGAAATGTTCTCATTTTTTATTCTCTCTATAGTTTCTAGTATGTATTTATCATTCTCTGTCATTGGTTCTATTGTCCTATCTCTGTTAATAAAGGTGTTCATTTTCTTTAATTTGAGTTTAGTTTTTTCTCGAGCCATTCGGGCCTCCTATGTAAATATGATTATCATAATGTATTCTATAGAGTCTCCTTTCTGTTAATAAGTTAAATTAAAAATCTGTCCATCAGAACCTTTTGGTTCTACTGCACTTTTTCCTAATGGCAATTCTTTACCAAAAGAATCTTTTGATGCAGTTAAAATTATTTCGTGTTTTTTGTCTGTTTGGTCAAATATGTGTCTTAGTTTAGTAATTAGGTATCTACCAGAATAATACTCATCATTTTCTTTTTCATGTATTCTGCCAGACACAGGCACAGTAAGATTCATAGTCTGGCCAGCTGCAATTGTAGTATTGCCATTAATCTTCATAGTTACACTAACTGCATTGTTTAGTTCCATTATCTTTGCTCTTCTAAAAAGTATCGCTTCATTAAGTTTATTTGGTGAGTAACTATATGATGATGTTGGATTTGTTTGTGAGGTATCTAAATCTCCACTTGCATTGATTGGGTGTAAATGTATTCTTGCATCGCCAAAACTACCTATAGTATTACCAAACTCATCTATCTCGTTTGTATTATATAAAGGGTTTTCATCTATTCTATCAAATTTTTCAAAATCAGTAAAATAATTATATCTTAGTTTTTCATAACTCTTGTTATATATATTATATTTGATAATTGAAGAACCTAACATTCCACCTTGAATGTTTAGTAACATATCATTATTTGAATTAATCTGAAAATCTAGAGCTCTGTTTAAATCTTTTTCTGTATTGACTGATTTGTTTTCAAGATTTGTAAGATTACCAACATTAAAATTACCAATAGAATCTTCTGATAATATTCTATCAAGACTCTTAAAATGTAATCCTTTTAAGTTTTCAAAAAAGAAAAAGTATGGGGAGGCACTTTTAGATGTAACTGACTCTTGTGTAAGATTATTGATAAATGCATATGGGTGTAAATTAGGGCAAACTACTTTTCTAATACCAGCTGTTTGTTCAATGTATACATTTTTGTTTGTATTGATATATCGTTCATCTGTAAGAATACTCTCCACTATTCTATCAATTGGGTCTGTAAAGCTTTTAGACACTCGTACTCTCTTATCTCTTAATAGTTCTGGAGAAGTAAAACTAAGAGCTAATAGTTGTGTATCTTGACTTATTGACTCTCTAACTGTAACTTTATATATTGCAAATGATGATTGAGTAAAGTCTATTTGTTTTTCGTCTAGTGTAGGAGTTGTAATCTTTAGAGTCATATACTCTTGACCAATCACAGGCCCATTCTCTCCAATGTTATCTACGTCTAATATAAGTAGAGTTCCAGACAATGCTGTTGAAAACATATCCTCAAAAATCTCTATACTTTGTACTGCCTTTGTGAGATTTAAAACATTACCAGAAGAAGTGTAAACTAACAACTCCTTTAGGTGATACTCACCAGCAAAATTAATTCCAGCTGCCATTAGATAATTGATTCTTTCATTAGTGTTTCATATTCTTCAGTAAATTGTTGAACATATCGTGGGTCTAGTAATCTTATTTGTCGTTTGAGGTCTTGTTGATTTTCTTCATATTCTCTATTTGTTACTACAGATGCAGTACTATAAGAGTCATCATCACCAGTATATAATGCAGAGTTATTATAAACCTCTATCTTAGTGTCTGTGTTTCCAGACGATTGTGCTAGTTCATAGTGATGTGTGCCATCTACATCATCATACTTGTCTGCAATAAATTCGTTAAATTGTGAATAGTTCATAGGCCATTGATGATATCTATCTGTGATGTCATTTACTAACAATACAATCCAATGTAACTCTGGGTCATCATATAACTTATCTGCAATAGACTCTGGAGTTTCGCCTTCTTTTACATCATAGGTATCATAAAGAAGTGTATTACTTTTTACCTTTGCACGAATTGCCACTCGTCTAAGTAGGTTCTTAACGTCTTTAAATTCGCCGTTACCTACAGCATCATATATAATAGTTGGAAAGTTTTTAAAGTACATGATTAGAATCCTTGATTTGCTAGTTCTCTGGTAATTAAATCCATCTCTTTAAATCCAAGAGTAATTTGAACTTCAACTGGAGGAGCTCCATCAGCAGCTGCTTCAAAGGTTTTGTATCTATCTCCACCATAAACTACACTCATACTCTCTAGAACACAAGTTGAAATTTTGTGTAGATACTTATTTTCTGCACCATTGTACATATAGGATATATCAAATGTGTTAGGCATAGTTAATCTATTTGCTGTACCAGATACCATTTCTGGTAACATATTTAATTTAAAACCTTTTATAATCTTTTGTATTTCCTCTGCCTCAGCTGCACTTTTTGGTATCATCTTAAAATCATATTGAAAATTTCTTTTTGGAATACCTTTAAATGCAAGTTCCATTCTAGGTGTTTTGATAAAACCTCTTTGCATTTCAACTGTTTCCATTGCACCTTCAAGGCCTGGTATCATATCTATTGCACCTAAAGCTTTTCTTATCATACCATCACCAACTTCAGGCCCAAGTGTTTTAAGTGATTTATTAACTGTATCTGCTAAAGATTTACCACCAACAATATCATTAAATGCTTGAGCTCCTATTGCTGCAGCTGCACCTATTTCCGTATCTGTATAATTTGCAGTATATGAAACTGAAACTGATGGTGGCATATAAAGTGTTATTGCAGTATTCATTCTTACTGTCGGTGGTCTTTGTACCATTGTAGTTGATATTTTCCTAGATGATGCTGGTTTTGCATCTTGTTCTCTTTGTTTTGCACCAGCAACATTTGCATCATCAAATCCACCAACCATAAGATTTTGTTGTTTTGCTTTTTCAGCTGCGGCTGCATCAGCAGGCCCGTCTATACCAGAAGGTTTTGGTTTTATCTTATGTTGTCTTGCTGACTTTTCTAAATTCTTTTTACCTTCAGAAATTTCAGCTTCTCCAAAGGTTAATTTTGTATTTGTCTGTTGATTGACATAGAATATTATATAGTGACCTTGATTACCAGTTCCAGGCGGGCCTTCTACATCAAGTGGAAATGAATAGTTTTTAGTACTAAACTTAGTTTGAGTTAAACCAGCAAAATCTGATAAGTTTGAACCTTTACCAGCAACACCTAGTAAACCACCTCTTATATTTCCTGCTACTTTTTTAAGTGCTCTTCCAGCTAAACCTTGTGCTGCACCTCTTAGGGGATTAAATGCCATGTATAAATACTCCTGTAACTTCTATTTATAAAGATTGACATGGCATATAGTGGTAAATACATTCCAAGTAACCCTAAAAAATACAAGGGCAATCCAACTAAAGTGATATATCGTTCACTCTGGGAACGTAAACTTATGGTTTACTGTGATAAGAATGAAAAAGTATTAGAATGGGGTTCAGAAGAAATCATCATACCTTATGTATCGCCTTGGGATAATAGAGTACACAGATACTTTCCAGACTTTTATATGAAAGTTCAACAAGCAAATGGTTCTATCAAAAAGTTTATTATAGAAGTCAAACCAAAGTATCAATGTAAACCACCAGATACAAATCCTAAAAGAAAAACTAGACAATGGTTAAGTTCTGTTAAAACATGGACAGTCAATGAAGCCAAGTGGAAATCTGCAAATGAGTTTTGTTTAGATCATGGTATGGAATTTAAGATACTAACTGAAGACCATCTGAATATAAAGTATAAATAGAAGTATGGAAACTTTTGGAATCACAATCGTATTAATGACACTCTTTACATTAGGAATGTCTTTAGGATTACTTATGAACAAACCACTTAAAGGTAGTTGTGGTGGATTAAACTGTAGGTGTAAGAATGGCACAGAGTAAATTTATACAATCAGTTGTTAAAGCTGCAAAGGGTAGACCTAAATCTACACAATGGTATCGTGATAAGATTGATGAGTTTGGTAAGCCTGGTGCAATGGATTTAATAAGAGATGGAAAGAGAAACAATAAACCTTTCTATGGTCGATTGAATATGTTTTTCTATGATCCAAAACTTAAAGCAAAATTACCATACTATGATACATTTCCTCTAGTATTACCACTAGAACCATATTCAGATGGTTTCTTAGGTATTAACTTTCATTATCTACCTATGAAATTAAGATTACAGTTGTTAGATAAAGTTGTTGATTTTAGTAATAATACAAAGTTTGATGAAACCACAAGACTTGCAGTTGATTACAGTAAACTTAAAAGATTTAACATAATTAAACCCACACTTAAAAGATACCTTGCTGGCCGTGTTAAGACACAGTTTCGTAGAATAGATGCAGATGAGTTTACAGTTGCAGCTCTATTACCAGTTCAGAGATTTAAGAAAGCAAGTGCATCAGAGGTTTATGCAGACAGTAGGAAGATGATTTAATGCCAACAGGTTTCGGTGGATTAATAGATGCAGTAGCATTTGGTGCTTTAAATGAAGTTCTAGGAGAAATTCGTGGTAAAGATGGAATGTCTAGACCAAATAGATATGAGGTTACTTTATTCCCACCATCTGGAAATGCTGGTTCTGTAGGAATGAACTCTAACGTATTCACAAAAATTATGGGAGAAGCTTTAGGAGATGGAACTGTTCGTGCAACTGGATTGAAGTGTGAAGCAATATCATTTCCAGGCAGGAACATGGACACCACAGAAGACACAAATATATATGGCCCAATAAGAAGTATTGTAACTGGTTACAGTTTTGCAGATGTTGCTGCTACATTTCAATGCTCTACTGATATGAGAGAAAAAAAGTATTTTGAGACATGGCAAAGATTAAGTTTCAATACACAAACATTTGCAATGGGATATTACAATGACTATGTTGGGTCTGTAGATATTCATGCACTTGACGAACAAAACAATAGACGATATGGTGTGAAACTTGTTGAAGCATTTCCAGTAAGTATAAATGAACAATCATTAAGTTATGAAGTTGGTGCTAATTATCAAACTGTAGGTGTAAACTTCAAATATCGTTATTGGCAAAACCTAACAGACGAAGCAAATTTACCAAAAGGACTATTGACACGAATTGCAGAATCAGCAGTAAATACAGTAACAAGAAGAATTACTGGACAAATACCAAGCGTACTTAGAAGATTATAAAGGATGAAATATTATGGCTTTACCAAAACTAAACTCCCCAACCTATGAGTTGGAACTTCCATCTAGTGGCGAAAAAATTAAATACAGACCATTTCTAGTAAAAGAACAAAAAATATTAATGATGGCACAAGAAGGTGGTAGCGAAAATGAAATAATGAACGCTATGACATCATTAGTAGCAGATTGTACATTTGGGGTTGTTGATGCAACAAATTCCCCTATGTTTGATGTAGAATATATATTTCTAAGAATCAGAGGAAAATCTATAGGAGAAAAAGTAAAATTAAATTTAGTTTGTCCAGATGATGGTGAAACGCAAGTTCCATATGAATTAAATCTTGAAGAAGTTGTTGTTACTGTAGATGATGACCATACAAACGAAATAAAAATAAATGATACTGTGGTGATACATTTTAGATACCCATACATGAAAGATATGTTAGGTATTCCAGCAAATAAAAATGAAACTGAAAAGTCATTTTATGTATTAAATGGTTGTATAGATTCTATTCATTATGGTGATGATGCTTATAACAGAGCAGATTTATCTGAAAAAGATATTAATGATTTTATTGACCAACTTACAACAGAACAATTTGAAAAAGTTATGGTGTTCTTTAATACTATGCCAAAAGTACGTCATACATTAACATTTGTAAATCCAAAAACACAAGCTATGAATGAGGTTATATTGGAGGGCCTCGAAAGTTTTTTAGGGTAGGACTATCTCACGATAGTCTAACAAATTATTATAAAACTAATTTTGCAATGATGCAACATCATAAATATAGTTTAACAGAACTTGATAATATGTTGCCGTGGGAAAGAGAAATTTATGTTAATTTGCTTGTACAACATATTAAAGAAGAAAATGAGAGAATAGAAAAAGAAAACAAAAGATAGTCACAAAGGAGAGATTGATGGCTGACACAAAAGAAAAGATTGATGCACTTAGAAAAACTGTTGACCCAGAGATTGCAGCCAAAGATAGAAATGGTGATGGTCATATTAGTCTTGAAGAATATGAGTTGGACATGGAATTTAAAAGAAAAGAATTAGAAGATGCAGATGCAATGAGAGATGCACAACGTAAGATGGCATGGTTCGCACTCTTTGGTATGTTATTATATCCTTTTGCAGTTGTTATTGCAGTAGGATTGGGTATGACAGAAGCAAGTAAGATACTTGGAAGTATGGCAAGTGTTTACTTTGTATCAGTTGCAGCTATTGTCGCTGCGTTTTTTGGAACACAGGCAATGGGTAAAGGTAAGAAATAATGGCAGATTTTAATGATGTTGTAAAACAGTTACAAGCAAATAATGAAGCAGAAAAATCAAGAGATTCTAATCTAAATAGAAATATTGCAAGTTTAAGAGATAGTAATAAAGAAGCATTTGGTAATTTTATTACATCTCAACAAAAAAATACAAAGTCTGTTGATGAACTTGTTGATTCAGAAACAACTAATAAAGCTGCAGAAATAGAAACAGGTAAAGATGCAAACTTTAAAGATGAAAAACAATTAACACTATTAGAAAAACTTAGTGAAGGTATAAGTGGTATTGCTAAGTCAATGAAAGATAGTTTTACTAAATTTACTGGTGGTTCAGGCGGTTTTGGTAAGTTTGTTAGAGGAACTTTATTTGCTGGTCTTTTGATTGCAATTGCAACATTTTTGCAAAGTGATATGTTTAAAGATGCTGTTGATGTTCTTACAAATACAATAATGCCGGCACTTGAAAATTTCTTTGAAAAGAGTTTGAAACCATTTGGTAGAGCAGTTGCAGCTCTTGTTAAAGGAGATTTTGCTGGTGCTTTTACTGAAATTATGAAAGTTGAAAATCCATTAGGACTAGCAGCTGGTTTTATTGGTCTTGCCACTTTGCTTGCGCCTGGAAAAATGTTTAAAGTTCTTAAAGGTGGAATAAAACTATTTGGTAAAGCATTGAATTTAGTTGGATTAAAGATGCCAGGATTTGCACCTAAATTACCTAAAGGTGGTATTCCTGGCGCACCTAAAGGTGGTATTCCTGGCGTACCAACAAAAGCAAAAGGAATAGTTAGTACAGCTGGTAATTTTGCAAAAAAAGGAGTATCAGCAGGAAAAGGTATTGGTGGATTTATAGGTGGTATACTTAAAGGTATTGCATCTGGACTTGCTGCAATTTCAAATCCAGCAACACTTGTTGGTCTTTTAGCAGTTGTTGCTGCGATTAATGGTATTGCACTTGCAATTCGTCTTGCATCACCAGCGTTTGAACCAATTGGTGTGTTATTAGATAAATTTGGTGCTGGTGTTAATAAAATTTTTAAGGGTTTAGGTGCTTTTGTTGAAAGTACAGGAAAATCAATTCGTAGTGTCGTTGAGGGTATTGGTACTGCTATTGGTGATGTAGTTGAAAAACTTTCAAAGATGAGTACTGCTGGTACTGAAGCAACAACAAAACAAATTAAAGAATTAAGTAAAATTCCTAGTGATAAATTGCTTGCAGCTGCAAAAGGTATTGATGCTATGAAAGCTGCACTTGATGGATTTGGTGGTGGTACTTTTAGTAAGATTGCAGGCAAGTTGTTTGGTGGTGGGGGGCCAATTGATAAACTATTGGACTTAACTAAAGAAGTTCCAAAACTTATGAAAGCAGCAGAAGCGATTTCTGTGATTAGTGCTGCTGGTGGTGATTTTGCAATGGCACAAGCAGAACTAAAACGTAGAGAAAAAGTTGCAGAACTTGAAAAAGATATAGCAGGAGGCACAGGCGTATTAACATCAGACAAAAATATTGCAGAGAAACAAGCAGAACTTGGTGTTCTCAAAAAACAAAAAATGGAATTGGTGACATCTGGAAATAAAAGTAATGGTATGATATTACTTAACAAAAAAGGTTTAGAACTTTTTACACCAAGTCAACCTGGCTTCATAGAATTTTCACAAAAAACTGCACAGATGTTACAAAGTGGTTCTATGAACAGAGGTAATTCATCTCCAACTATTGTAAATGCACCTACTATAAAGAGTTCAACTAATACTTCAAATTCAACCACATCTTCAACATCTTATGTTGGTAATCAAGACCCAATCTTTGCAGCTGCATCATTTGCTGGAATTTAAATAAAAAAAAGAGGGGTTAACCATGACCCCTCACGCACTTATTAAGTAGTGACCCTTTAAGCGTTTGCGAGTTTCTCGAAATACGCCATACTGTCTTCTTCTTCCTCTTTCTCCACAATAGGAGCAGATTCCACAGGAGCAGTATCAACTACTGGACTTGCGATTGGTCTATCTTCAAGTTCCTCTGCAACATTACCAACAGTAACACTACCAGATAGAACTGCATCAAGACGAGTCTTTAGTTCTTCATAAGACTTGAAGTTTGAAGCTGCAGTAAACTCACTTAGAGGATACTGTGTCTTCCACACTTCTTCAATCTTTTCATCATTATCAAAAATTGCAGATGGTGTATCGAAATCAGAACTATCGTAATTCCAATAACCAGCAACCTTACGAATCTTTAACTTGAAGTTTGCACCTTCCCAAAAATCAAATGGGTTGATTGCCTTCTCGTCTTCAAATTCTGGTTGCATTGCAGCCATTAACTTATCAAAGATTTTCTTCCCATAACGGAACAAGAATACTTTACCTTCATTCTCTGGGTGTTTAGAATCTGACACCACATAGATATTAGAGAAGTATTGTAACTTTCTTTTCTGTTTACGAGCGATTTCTTTGTCTGACTCAATTCCAGTATTCCAGTATGCACTATTCATTTCTGAAACTGGGTCATTCTTACCAAGAGTTGTCAAACTGTTTTCAATATACCATTGACCAGTCGGGCCTTGAAATGCATGAT